TCAAGAGATCATGACAACTCTTTCCAATCTCAATCGACTAAATAAGCTGCTTGACGATGTTGAGCAAAATAATATTAATCTATTCGGAGATAACGATAAATGAAAAACCTAGTTGGTAAAGTAAAAGCTGAAAAAGTCCCATTCATGGGCGATCATGTAGAGGTAACTAAGCTTACTGTAGCACAAGTTCGTGACTTCCAGAAAGAGCTTAATGCGTCTAAAGCTACTGAAGATGAAGACACTGGCCTAAAAATCCAGCGTACTATTATCCGTATGGCTGTTGTTGGCGCTGCCGACCTTACTGATGATGAGCTAGATAGCTTCCCACTAGTTGAACTCTCTAAGCTTTCGCAAAAGATCCTTGAACTCGCAGGGGTAACTGGCGCGGCAGAGGGAAACGCCTCAGCGAAGAAGAGCTAAACTATTACGAAATAGCTTTTCTTCTAGGCCTGACTAAGGCTGAATTAATGGAACTAGACTATGACGAACTACTAGGCTGGATGGAATACTTCCGAAGACGGCCAGTAGGCTGGAGAGAAGACAACAGAGCTGCTATTGTCGCTATGTCCTCTATGGGCGGCGGTAAACTTAAGCCAGAAGATCTCTTCGAGTCATTAAGAACTCTCAAAGAACAAGCTAAGCTGAGTGAAGAGAATGAGGCTGCATCTAAGTTTGCACAGAAATTCTTTGACAGATTCAGTAACCGCTTAACTGAGAGGGATAAACTAAATGACAAAGGTGAGTTTCAAGTTCGATCTGAGGAATCTTAGAAGTTCTATACTTAGACAAACCGACAATGATATTATAAGACAACTTATACCTGTAGCTATGGCTGCAGTTGCAGAGCTATCCAGCGCCACCCCTGTTGATACTGGTGAAGCTGCTGCTAGCTGGTCTTATCGTATAATTAACAAAAACACTATACTACTAGAAAATGATGAGTTTTATGTTAAGTTTCTTAACGCTGGCTCTTCAGAGCAAGCTCCAGCATTTTTCATAGAAAACATTATGCTAAAATACGGCAAGCCGTTAGGACCTATAGTTACTTACAAATGATAAGAAGCCTTATGGATAACACCGTAAGGCTTTTTTATTTATTTAGGAGAGAAATATGACTGTTCAAGTCAACATGGAAGCCAACTCAGCGCAGGTTGAGTCCACAATTGCCAGGCTTGCTAGACAGTTTAGGTCTGCCGAGACCGAAGCAAAGAAAGTTAGCCAGACTGTAAGTAATATTGGTTCTAAAAAGAGCGTAGGGTTAGATACTACCTCTAAACAACTACAACAGATTAATACTACACTTCTGCAAACTCAAAGAACTGTAGACGGCACACTTACTAGCATTACTCGTTCACTGAAGACTGCTGCAATTACGTTAGGCACACTTTTCGCAAGTGGTGTTTTGACTAAAGGTCTTACCTCTTCAACAGTAGCTATGACTCAGCTAGAAAACAAGATTGCGCTTGTAACAGGGAGAACAAATGAGCTAAAAACAGTTCAAGACCAGCTCTTTATAGTAGCTAGGCGTGCAGGTGGTAGCGTTCAAAGTGCTGCAGAGCTTTATTCCAAATACGGCATTGCGCTTAAGGATACAGGGGTTAGCTCAGAAAAGCTAATCAAAATGACTGAGCTTACACAGAAGGCCTTTGCTGTTGTTGGGGGTTCTGCTGACAGCGCTAACCTAGCTATTATGCAGCTAGGCCAAGGTATGTCTGCCGGTGCGCTACGGGGGGAAGAACTTAACTCTGTTATGGAGCAAGCTTCGCCTATTGCTAGGATCTTTGCTAAACAGTTAGGTATCGCTTACGGTGAACTTCGTGCCGCTGGCGCTGATGGCGCAATTACTTCTAAAGTAATCTCTGATGCTTTTGACAACTTTGGTGGTGACATCGAAGCTGACTTTGCTAAGACTACACGTTCTATTGACAAGTACATGACAGCGCTACGTGATGTGGCCACGCTACGTCTAAGTGAAATTGATAAAGCCGTTGGGCTATCAGCTGGCGCTATTAGACAGATTGATGCTCTTACTAACAAACTAGGAAGTGTTGACCCAGAGTCTATAAAGGGCTTGCAGCTTATCACTAAGTTCTTCAAGGTAACTTTTAAGTTCGCAATTGAAGATACTATTACTGTCCTTGGCGGTTTTGTTAATGTATTTCAATCAGTCTTTACCCGGATTGGGAAGCTCTATGGTTATCTACTTATTCCGGCAAGAGGTATTGCAAGAGAGCTAGGCACTGCCCTAAGCGACGGTGTCAAGGGCGCACTAGCGTTTGTGCTACCTTCTATTGAGAGTGCATCTAAATCTATTGCACGATTTTTTGGGCTTAACCTAGATGAAGAGCTTGGTGCTGTATTTGCAGCTACTGATGCTAAAGGCCTTAGAAACGCGCTAGATGCTCTGGCTATGGAAATTGAGACTCAAGGGTTTAGATGGTATAATCTATCAAAAAGAGCCGGTATTGCGCTTAAGACCATCAAGTTCCAACTTATTGATCTTCTGATGTCAACACGGCTTACAGGTGGTTACCTAGAAAACATAGGCTGGATTATAGTTAAGCCTCTTTTCAAGATGCTCGACCGTATTGAAGATAAAGTCCAAACTACACTTGAACCAGTACTAAAATACTTTAAGTCCTTTGTAGTAACTATTGAAAGAGGCTTTTTCTGGCTTTATGATAAAGTAGTTGGTAACTCTTGGTGGCCTGACATGCTTGATCGCATTCAGGAAACTACAGATGAAGTTTTGCCTACAATCATTTCAAAGTTTAGAAGCTTTGCCAGTAATATTGGCAGCGTGTTTAACAAACTTTTTGAAAAAGCCGGGAGTTTCAAACTAGACCTAGATCTAGATTTTTCCTTTGATGCTATTGGTGGTCTATTAAAAGGGCTATCTTCTATTGGCTCATTAGCTTCTAAAATTACAAAAGAACTATACAGTGCTATTTCTTCGATCTCACCTGAGCTTGCTCAAGTTATTGCGGTAGCTATTTCTACTGGTCTTCTGGCTGTTATAAACCCTGCTTTTGCAGCAAGCCTGTCTGGCTTCTTTAAAGGCGCTCTCTTTCTAGGTCTAGCAGCAGGTATTGCAGCCTTTGCTAGTGAAGACATCCTAGACTCTGGCTTCTTTAGAAACGTAGGTGAAGCGTTAGGCTCTGCCCTAGGCACTGCCATAACTACCTTTATTAGCTATATTCCTGAGCTTGCAAGAGCTCTTTTTCAAGTAGTTGACGGTTTCGGTGAAGCCTTTTTAGCCCAATTCGGCGTTATTGGTAGCTTCCTCAATACACTAACTAGCTTCACAGGCTCCGGCGGCTTAATTAATACGCTACTGTTTGGTGTAGGTATTACTGCAGTTCTAGGTGACCTAGGCGCTGTAGGTACCGCGTTTAACACTATTATGACAGTGCTTAGTGGCAACTCTTTTGGTGGCGTTGGGCAAGGAAAAGATGGTAAGAAAGACGGTATAATTGGTAGCTTGCTACTTGGCGACGGCAGAGGTCTGCTAGCCAGCTTAGCCGCAGTCTATTCAGTTATTACACTCTTTCCTAATTTAATAAATGGTGAATTTGGGCTGGCTGCAACAGGCCTTGGGCTAATTCCACTATTCCTGTTTGGTGGAAGCGGAACTGTTAGCTTAGTCATCGACTCTATCAAGCAAGTAGGTAAGGCTTTCGGGTTCTTTAAGCAGCCACTAGATTTCTCTTTCCTTGGCGGTGATCTTGAAGAACTTAAACTCGACTTCAACAGACTAAGAGAAAGTAGAACCTTTGAACAGTTGAAGCTAGCTGCTCAAGATTTTGGTGCTTCTATTAAGCGTGTAGGAACTACTGTTTATGAAGGACTAAAGCCTGCGTTTGATCGTGCTGTTGCAGCGGCAGGCCCTGCCTTTAATTCAGTAAGAGAAAAACTAGCTACTGCCTTCACAGGGTTGTCTGCGTCGCTAGGCCCTGCTTTACTTAAAGTTCAGACAATGTTTTCTGCAGCAATGGCCAAGATGAATGCTACAGCTTCAAGACTGGGCGGCCCTTTTGGTATTGTAGGTAAAGGCCTTTTTGGTAAACTAGCCGTAGGCGCTGCAGTTGTTGCAGGTTTCACTTATCTATTTTCTGGTGTAGCTGATGCAGCTACCTCTGAGTTCTCAGCTGCAAGCTTTGCATCTAGCGCGCTTGAATACGGGTTGCTCGGCTTGAGCTTGTTTGGTCTAGGCGGATTTGCTACTTTCTTTTCTAAAATAAAAGAATTTGCAGGCAAGGTAGGCCCAAGTATCCTCAATCCGCTGAAAAATCTTTTTGGCGGTCTTGGTAGCTCAATGTCCTCAAGTTTAACTAATGCAGTTAAATTTGGTCTCAATGCGGTCTTATTTATGCTTAAACGCTTCTGGCCCTTTGCTTTAGCTGGCGCTCTTATCGCTGGTGGCTCTGTCATTTATAAATGGCTTTTTGGGGACGAAGGTGAAATAGAGGCAGGCCTCAGCAGGACTCGCGCAAAAGCACAAAGCCTAAGGGATGAACTAAAAACGCTGTTTTCACAAGACAACGTTAGCAAGGTTCTGGCTGAGACTGAGTATGATATCGACTTAAATGCAATTCTTGATACTGCAGTGTTTGAGGGCCTTTCAGGTCGTCAACTAAGAATATTGAGATTGCAAAAAGCAACCTTTACAAAAGTAGTAGAACGTAACAACGCGCTGCTACAAGAAAATGGCCAGCTGCTCAGCGGCGATATCAGAGACGTAGAGGTAGCAGCTAGAGATATTGTTACTGCACTACAAAAACCACCAGCTGTCGCT